GATGCCTGACCTTCGGGGGTCATCCACGTCGAGCGGGGGAATGCGGCATACCCGGCCTGCTCGTAGCCGACGCTGATCCGGTTGGCGATGGTGGCGTGCCATGCTGCGCGACCGGGCGGGACGAAGCGGGCGACGGTGCCCGGGTCGGACATGCGATGCCACGACGCCTGAACCGTCGAGTCCGCACCCCAGAGCGACAGGGAGCGGGCGTACCCGGTCGACAGTGGACACTCTGCGGTGTGGATCACCCACAGTTGCTTGGTGGCTGTGCCGCTGTCCTTGCGTCCACCCGCGCCGGGGTAGGGGATGTCGACATAGGTGGGGATCTGGGGCGACCATTGGCCGTCGTCGGATCGACCGGCCCACTCGTCGGCCGCGGCCTTGATGGCATCCCAGTCGTCCTGCGACAGTTCGTGACCGAGAGCGACCGGCCAGTGGTCAGTCAGGTGCTGGTCTTCGCTCATGTCAGCCATGGTCTCATTCTTGGCCCTGTTTTGTCCCTGTACCTGACCAAGCCCAATGCCAGCAAATATCTGATCGGCCCCTGAGCCCGGGCGGATCATGGGGACGCTCGCCCGGGCATGACAAAAGCACCCCCGACTCCACATGGGAGCCGGGGGTGCTGTCGTGCCGGGGTGAGGTCAGGCGGGGCGAGCTGGCCACCCAGCCGGGCGACCTCGCCACCGTCGCCACACGGGCGCCTACGCGGACCTAGATTTTCATTGGCGCGATTGCTTCGATGAGTCGCGGAATGAGTAGCAGTTTCCACCCGGCGTGGCTTGGGTGAGTCGTGTCAGTTCCCGCCACGTCGCCAATCGCCCAATCCTGATTGCCGTCATATTGGATGTTGGATTGCGAGCCGGTTCCGGTAAGCCAGTCTTCGCCGCGCCAGTCAACAAACCCGATGACGTTGGGTGCTTCGTCTGCCGCCTCGATGAGCGCGTCGTTCAAAGCGTCCCATCCCGCGTAGGTGGGGTCTGCGGCATCGTAAAGAGGCTCCACGCCTACGACGATTACCGGCAACGGTGACACCGCGGCGTAGAACGCGAGCGCCGCCGCCTTCGTCGCGACAGGGGTTGACCCGCCGTCGTTCACTGATCCGACGACGATAAGAGCGTCAAGCTCTGCGCCAGCGATTGCCGCAAGCCGGTTCGTGCCGCCGAAGACTTCCTTGGTCAGATCGCCCGACGACGAGCCATCGTTCGTATACCCCGTGGAACCCTGACCGAGTGGGATGACGTTCACGCCAGTAAGCTGTCGGAGGGTTTGCGCGGGGCCACCGTAATACGGGCCGATCCCGGAGTCGGCATAAGAGTCGCCAGTGAGACCCAATCGGAACGTGGGAGCCTCACCCGCTGTCATGAGCGCGCCCGGTTCGTTGATGATCTGAATAAGGTTCGCGCCCCAACCAAGCGTGATGTCATAGCGAACGAATGGTGCGTCCGGGTTACCTGTGTCGATTGTCACAAACGGCTGGGAGGTCGCAGTGTCTGCAACCTTGATGATGAACGGGTCGGCGGAGATGGGCTTGCCGTCAATACTTACCCAAATGTCAGTGTCGGCCCACAGTGTGACGTTAATACCGATCTTCCCGTTCGCGTAGAACGAAAACGGGAGCGATTGCACATTGTCGCCACCTGTCGGCTGGAATCGTGCCCCTGGGTTGTGGGGCGTGCCAGGCGTGACAGGAACGGGGTTACCCGCTGGGTAGCCGATAGCCGCGTAGTTATCCCACATGACAGACCCCGGCGAAGCAATGAAAGATGCGGGGTCGTCGACCTGAGCGAGTGTTGCCGCGTCGGAGTCAATCTGAACCGGCTTGAGGAAGTCGCGTATCGACTTGCGTGCTCTAATCGTGATCGTGTCGGCGGCGTCGTTGACGGTGATCTGAATCCCAGACCCGGCGACCATTGCGGCGCCGCTGGCGATGGCGTCGAGGTGGTGATAGATCGCGGTGGCGATGTCCCGATAGCCGAGCGCAGAGGGGTGGGTGACGTCAGAGTAGAGCCGGGTGGAGCCCCAGGTCCCGTCGTGCGGCCCCCAGCGCTCCGTGATGTCGACAATGCCGCAGCCCTGCTCGTCGGCCACCTCCCGGGCAGCCTTCGTATAGGTCAGCCACGTCGCCCACGGCACGCCGGACGGTTGCGGCTGGATGACGATGATCGTCGCCGCCCAGATGCCCTTCATTCGCTGCGCCAGCGTCGTCAATCGCGTCTTGTAGGTCGCGACCGGGACGCCCAGTCCGGCGTCGTTGACGCCGAGCGACAGGAATGCGATACCGACAGCACTGGTCTCGCGGGCCGCGTGCGCCCACACGGACAGATGGTGAGTGGCCTGCCATGTGTCGGTGGTGGAACCGCTGAGCCCGGCGTTGTTGAGGGTGATGCCAGTTCCTGCGGTCCCGGCATAGACGGCGACGCACCATGCGACCGCGGTCGCGTGAGTGTTGCGGAGCACCATCGTGTGCGTCGCATTGGACAACGTGCCACTGGTCCATGTCGCCTGCGAAGAGGTCCCATTCGGCGTGATCGTCGTGACCACCGTGCCGTCGATGGTGACCTGAAGGTTCCCAGCCAGCGCTCCGACGAAGCCTGAGTTCGCATAGCGAACCTTCAGCGTCGTGGCGACAGGGGTCGTGATGGTGACGTAGTCTCCGGGCCGGATCTGGAGGATGCCCTCTGCGCCGGGGCCGGACGTCCCCGAGGTGTTGGTGAGCGTCCACTTGAGTGAGTCCGTGGCGGTCCGCTGGCCGTACTCGTACCACCGCCCCACGACCGGGCCGAGCAGAGTGGCGAGCCGGGCAGGCCATGACGTGTCGTAGCCGCCGCCACCGAGAGACGTGCCTGCTGTCTCGGAGTCGCCGACCGCCGTGATGAGGAGGTCCTGACCGGCGCGCAGTTGAGCCATCCGCAGAAGCGCGCCCGCGGTCGGCAGGTCGAGAAGCGCAGCGGCCGACGGCTCGCCACCACCACCTTCCGGAACGGAGGTGATGACGTAGGGGTCACTGAGGGTGCCTGAGCCGGAAACGCCGTCCCCCGTGACGACGCAGTTGCAGGAGTTGGCTCCGCCGCAATGAGGCATGATTCTCTATCTCACTTTCCGGTCATGGCGACGCGTTAGCGGGTGATGGTCCACGAGTCGGTGAGCGACCCGGACGTGGCGACGAGGCGAGCGTTCAGCGCGGTGCCTGAGGCGTCGAGCCTCAGCCAGCCGGCGGTTGCGCCACCCGGGGAGTTGGTCCCCGAGCACGCGGCCCACATGGCCGGGCACTGGGTGATCTCGCGAGGCTTGTGCCCGCCGTTGCCGACGACGGCAAAGACGGTGCCTCGGCCAGCGGCATACGCATTGTCCGAGTCGACGACGGCCGCAAGTTGCGTGATCTGGTGCGACCGGGAGTAGACGTGGTCGTGGCCAGCGAGGACGAGATCAACACCCTCGCCGATGAGGGTGCCGTCGAGGTAGCGGTCGCGCTCGCACTGGTGGATGGAGGTCGTGAGGCAGGGGATGTGCATCCCCACCACGACCCACTGACCCTTGGCCTTGCCGTCACGAATGGCCTGCACGAGCCACCGGAGTTCCGCGCTGCCCTGCGCGTACTGGAGGTTCCCGCTCGGCAGTGCGATGTTTGGCGAGATGCCGATGTAGCGGACCGGCCCACTGTCGGTCCACCACTGGCCGCGCTCGTAGGTGCCGTTGATGCCGATTCGGCTCGGCAGGCACGCGGCGTAGTTCGCGAACAACCCGTCACCGTTCTGGGCCTCGTGGTTTCCCGGCACGAGTTGGAAAGGTTGCGACACACGGGATTTCACGTAGTCGCACCACTGTTTCTCGACCCCCGAGCCCGACTGGTAGGCCATGTCTCCCAAGTGGCCGACCCACTGCACGTCGGACTTGCCGATGCTGGACAAGACCTCTGCTCCGCTGGCCCCCATGCCGGTGTCGGCCGTGAACGCGAGCGAGATTGCGCCCGTAGGCGTGGCGGTCGGCGTCGCTGTGGTGGTCGGAGTGGCGGTCACGCTCGGGCTCGCGGTCACACTCGGGCTCGCGGTCGGGGAGTCCGAAGTCGTCGGCTCAGGGGTCGGAGTGTGCGGGACGAACCGGACTTGCAGCGCTTCCATGCGCAGGGACTTGCCCGTGGTGCCGCAGGTGCCTCCGTCGCGAGTCCACGCGAGCCACCCGAGGTTTTGCACATGGCAGCGATACTCAACGCTGCCCCACCCGGCAGCGGTCGGAACGAGCCGGATGCGGATTGCCTCCATGCGCAGCGACCGGCCGGTTGTCCCAGCGGCCTCGCCTACGCCCTCATGTGACGCCCCAACCCACGGCATCCAGCCGATGTTCTGGACGTGCGCCTGATAGTCGAGCGGGAAGCCGTAGAGCCGCACCGCTTCGAGGCGCAAGGCTCGACCAGTGGTGCCGATGGTCTGGGTCGTCTGTGGCATCCAGCCGATGTTCTGGACGTGAGCCTCTCCGGGCACCGGCGTGACGGTGGATGCCGTCGCGGAGGCGGAGACGCCAAGGCTCACGAGGAGTGCAAACAGGATGGCCTTGAACTTCATGGTTCGCTCTCTCTCGACAGACTGTGAATGCCAGTATGGCATTGCTATGCGGTGGCGGACACGCGGATGCCAGACAGGGAGAGTCGCGCATTGGTCCCACCGGAGAAGTAGGACCTCACGATGATCTGACCATGCTCGTCGACGTCCACTCGCGCCCCGCCAGAGTCAGCCTGCACGGAGAAGATCTCCATCAGCGCTGGATGGACCGGCAAGGTCGCGACGGGGGTTCCAGTAGTGCCCGACTTGATGACGCCGCGAAGGTCGACAGTGTCGCCGATGACCCGATAGGCGGCAGGCGCTGCCCCTGCCCCAAAGTTCGCCCACGAGTTGGCCAGAGTCAGAGGAGTCCATGCTCCGCCCGGAGCCCCAGCGTTCGGGTGATTGTGCCGGTCAAGGATGCGCAGCCGCTGCTCCACACTCCTCATCCACGATTCGCCATCGGTCGGCATCCGGTTACTAGCCATCGTCGCTCCCGAGGGTACTGATGCCAGAGAGGGGTCCGGGCGCGGTGGACAGGGAGACCGAGATGGTCTCACCTTGACTGTTCTCCTCCACCGCAAGGCGATCCAGTTTCTGCATCTGCGTGACCGGTCGGCATGTGGCGGTCGAGCGCAAAGGCACCCACACGCCCGGACACAAGTCGGAGATGCTGAGCGCGGTTGAGCGAGGGTCGAGGCTGGCGTTGTCAGGCACGCGCACCACCACTGGGGCAGGATGCCGCCCAGCGAGGTTCCTCGCCGCCTGTGAGCGCAGTTCGGCTGTCGATGGCTTCGTCGTGGGCGTCGAGGTGTCGGAGACGTCCTCGGCATAGGACGTGTTCAACAACTCCCACTCGCCGTAGTAGGGATCAATGGACTCGCTGCCGGGCTGGCCGATTCCCACAGCCCCCCAGTTGCCTTCACTGTCGGTCACGGCCGAGTAGGTGGCCAACTCCATGCCGTATTCGGTGACGATAACTTCATCAAGGAAGTCTTGCTCGGTGAGCGTCGCCGTTTGCCCGATCGAATGGTGAACGTCCCATCCGAGGATGCGGCGGCCAATGACGGTGTAGTCGAGTCCGGCCCGGGCCGCCATCGAGTCGATGTCCTCCCAGACCGTCATCTGGTACGGCTTCGTGTTGCGCGCAGTACGCGCCGTCTGCGAGTCGGTCCTGATGTCGAGGTAGGGCAAGACGTTGATGGGCGGGTCGAGTCGCTCCTTGCGGAACAACTCGTTCGTCAGCATCGTCCTCATCCGCTCGGTGACGGTGGTGACGTTGGGGTGCGCGTTGTTGTAGGCGGCACGGGCGATGGTCCGGTATGGGTAGAACATGACGTCTCGGGCGTCGATCTCCACCTCGCCGGGACGGTAGGCGAGCCGAGTGATCGGCCCCTCCCAGACCCGGTCGTCGCCACGGTAGATGACCATCTCGTGTCGCCCCGTGCGCAAGTCCCCGAGGATGTCGCAGCACTTCGCGCCACCAGTGGAGACCCGCACGAGGGCCTTGCTCATGTCGTCACGGATGCGGCCCCAGCGCACAACGGAGACAGAATCGAGTTCGGCGATCGCTCGGCGGCCGCCGCGATCGGTGATGACGACGTGATGGATCTCGCAGGGGATCACGCGCGCACCGCGATCTTCACGTCGATGTGTCCGTCGCTGACGATGTCATAGACCTCGACGACCATGAGGTAGCCGTCAGAGCAGTCGAGCACCGGCCATGTGAGTGGAGTGAAGTCCAGGGACGTCAAGAGGGTGTTGCCGTTCCTGACGCTGCTGCGCCCTGTGGGGACACCGCCAACGATCTCTTCCACAACCGTGTAGGCGGACTGCTCGACCGCATCAACGATCATTCCGTCCTCCCCGACATAGTTGATCGTGAACGCAGCGCACAGCGAGCACGGATCGACGTCGTTGACGTCCACCGGCTGCACGGGAGCCGGGTAGAAGAGGACGTTCATGCGCGACAGGGGAGTGTCCGTGTGGATGTCGAGGATCGGCAGGATGTCGCTCACGCTCGGCACCATCCCGGGTGGGATGTAGATGCCGTGTCGCCGCAGGACCGGGCCTGAGTTCTCGCCACAGACCGTGCTGAGCAGGGGCGCGCTGGGCGGGGTCGGCATCGGTTCACAGGCCGGGTCCACGATCGAGCCTTCGACCAACTCTTCGCAGCGCGGGATCGCCACCGGGAGCGAGAACCCAACGGCCGAAGGATCGACCGCGTCTCCGAAGTCGACTCGCCCAACGGGCACCTCAGCGCTGTAGGCGTAGGGGCGTCCCGCGACGAGGGTGAACTCGACCTTCACCATGGCGGCCCCGCGCGAGGCGTACTGCTCGATGACCGTCGGCCCAGAGACGCGAGTCACCTGTCGTTGGGTGCGGCCATACGGCCTCGCGTTGGCGTCCAGAGTCGCACCAACGGGATCGGTGGGCAGTTGTGCGCTGAACCCCTCCAGCGACGCCCACGAGGCCGCGCTGGCCTCCAAGACGGGGCCTTCCTCGGCGAATGTCCATGTCTGGGAGGCAGCCGAGTAGGGGTCTGCGTCAAGGGACCTGACCCTCCACGTCATGTTGCCTTCCCTGCACTCGTCAATGGAGACGCTGATCTCCCCTTCAGTGATGCTGCCTTCCGTCGACGCGACGACGACTCCGTCGATCAGGGCTTCCACCGCGACCATGGCGTAGTCGTCAGGGTCGCTCGGTTCGTAGATCGTGCTGGCGGAGTAGTCAGGCTCCCCATCCCACTCATAGTTGGCGGTCGGGGTGTCGGCGAATGATCCGTCGAAGTAGGGGCCGGGTCCGACCGCTGTGGCGACCTCTTCCAGAAGGGTGTCGTCAATGGTGAACGAGGACAGCGCGACGTCATTCATCGTGTAGAGCATGAAGGTGATCCCAGTCGTCCCGCTCGGGGTGACCGCGACAGAAGAAGCGCTGATGGTGGTCTCTCCCGAAGTCGGAATGGTCACCGTCGAGCCTGAACTGACGAGGGTAAAGGCACCCCCAGTGGCGTAGACGCGAAGTTGAACATCCAATGGATCCCCAGTGAGGTTCCCGACCTTGCACGACGCGGCGTACCTCTTGCCGGAGGTAGATGAGGTGCGGTACTCCGCAGCAAAGGTGCCGGACACGGCGTCCGTGGTGACGACCTGATATTTCCCAGTCGACAGCAGGCCGCCGCGCGAGTTGTATTGATCGCCAACCAGATTCCCGTCAGTGTCGGCAGCGAGGAGCGTCGACACTGACTGCCCAGTGGCCCCACTCCATGCGTAGGACCATCCAGTGGGCGCTCCTGTCGAAGACCCGTCGAAGTAGTCACGCAAGGGGACGTCGCGCTCGGCGAGGACCCCAGTGGCAATGATCTCTTTCGTGGTCGACCACTTGGCTCCCGCAGTGTCCACCGGCACGACTCGAACCGCGATGGAGTCCACGAACACCGGGATGGTGACCCCTGTGACGGACAGCCGCTGCAACGCGCCTGTGTTGCTGACAGTCGGGGAGGTGTAGGGCGTCCCGAAGAGGACCCCGGCCGAATAGGTGGCCACCTCCAGATAGAACTGAGGAATGTCGCGCGCCATCGCGTAGGCAGAGACGGTGAAGGTCCACCCCTCGTCAAACGTGACGCCGGTCGTCTGCGCCGAGCCCAAGGCGAGGGCGGTGTCGTTGACGGTGTCGGCGCTGGACGTCGAGCGCATCTTCACGGCCGACGAGATCCCTGCCGGTGCCCCTAGGCCGCTCAGGTTGGCGAGCCGCTCGATGGGGTAGTTGGCGGCGTTGCTCACTCCCATGGCCGTCCATCGAGTCAGCGACGTCTCGCCGGTCGGATTCAGCGCATAGTTGGTGCGCAGTGTGATCGCGCCATTGGACGGGTGCCGGTAGGAAGGGTTGGGGATCAGGTTCTTGCGCAGCAGGGGAGTCGATGGCTGGTCGAAAGCCACCGTCATCGTGGACGGCCCGGACCCCACCGGGGTGATGAACCAGATCTCCCCGCCGACCGCCGCTGGCGTGAACAAGCCATCCAAGGTGAGGGTCCCGCCGTTGGCGGTCCACCCACTGGCGTCGATGGCCGTGAAGGTCCCCACCTTGTCCGGAATGCCATACGGGTCAAGGCAGTCAGGACATGCCGAGAAGTAGGAGAGGCTCCCTCCCTCGCAGGACGAGCCGCGCCGGAGGATGCGCGACAGCCACCGCTGGCCGATCGCGAGCGCCCGGTCGTCGACGCCCACGAGGAGGCCGCTCACGCGAATCTCGCGGGTGCCCGCCCGGGGACGGTCGACGTAGCCCCCATCTACGGCCGACTCGACAACACGAGTGGTGACAGTGGCGTCGTCGAGTCCTGACACCGACAGTGGGTAGAAGCCGACGAAGCCCCACGAGTCAGGGTCCTCCGGGTCAAACCACTCGGGGCGGTCGAGCAATGGGGTCCGATAAGCCGACGCTCGCAGGATCTGCGCGCGAGTCAGGGCGCTCGTGGGCCGGTTGATGACGTTCGGGAGCCCCGAGCAGGGGTAGCAGTTGCGCACCGACAACATGGGGACAAGCGAGGAACTGTAGGCCGCGAACCGTTCGCTGTTGATGATCTCGTGCCCATCGAGCGCGAGATAGCCGTCGTAGGCCACGAAGGCTCCTCTCAGTGGAAACTGCTGGCGAGTCGGTCAAGCACGGACTCGGCCACGAGTTCCGGGTTCGCATTCGGACTGTTGACCACGATAGCGCCGGGCTGGATGACAATGCTGCGCGCACCAGCGATCCCACCGCTTGCCATTGCCGTCTTGCCTTGGGCGAAGGCTGCGACTTCCCGCACGGCAGGAGAGATCAGTGACAGGGGCCGCGTCAACGGCACCACCATCTCGGGACCGGCTTCGCCGATCAGGGCGCGAGTGGGGCCGAAGACGACGCCACCAGTGGCGAAGGCCGTCTGGCCGCCAGCGGTGGACCGCCCGATGTTCGATGCCTGACTGGAGAGGCTGAGCATGGAACTGACGACAGCCCGGATGTTCGCCAGCCATCTCGTCGCGGTGTCGTAGGCCGCGCTGAATGCGCCGCCGATCGCTCCGGCGAGTCCAGACAGGGCTCTTCCGGCCGCGCCGGGGACACCGGACAAACTCAACTGAGTCACTTGGGGGAACAGTCCGAGCACCCCCTGCGCGAGGCCGTAAGCCTGCGTGAACGGATTCCCGATCAGGGTTGGCAGGGAAGCCAGAGCCCCGGACGCAGCGGGGCCGCTGCGCCCGAGTTCCGAACTGACGCTCGTTGGCAAAAGGGAGAGAGGGATCTGAGCCAGCGTCAGGCCCAATGTGAACGGGTTCGCGACGGCCAGCGGGAGTCCGGCCAGCGACGTCGTGGCATCTGTGGGGACGCCGTCGAAGATCGCCTTCAGGCGACCCTTCCCGCCACTCGCCTCGGTCTCCGCGCCAGTGAACCACTCGGAAACCTTCTGCCCACCAGTGCTGGCCCACTCTCCGATCTTCCCGAGGGTGTCCTGCGTCCAACTACCGATGGTCCCCACCATGGTGGTGCTCGTCTTCGACGACACTCCACCAAAGTGCCCAGACCATGCCGTGATGTCAGCCTTCGACTTCTCGTACCAGTCCGGCTTCGGGCCGGGCGTCGAGTTCTGCGTATCGCGCTCGGTCTGACGGAAGGCGGCGCGGACGCGCTCCTGGCTCTTCTCGACAGCGGCCGCCATGGCGTCGAGCCGACGCTGCTGCTCCTTCTCGTCGGCCTGAGAGGGTCCGCCACCCGTCAGTTTTGACCAACTGTCGGATGCGGGGAACTTCGTGTCGAGCGACGGGGTGGAGGACGATTTCTTCGAACTCCCACCTCCGACGATGGCGTCGATGATGGTCTTGGCGGGAAGCATGACCTTCATGAGAACATCCACGGCTCGCGACAGCGCCGTGATCGCCTCGGCCATTTTCTTGGCACCTTCGACGATTGTCAGAAAGTCTGATCGCGCTTTGTCGGTGTCGAGATTCTTCAGCGTCTCGCCGACATTCTTGATGATCTCCCACAACTTGTCCGCCAACTCCCGGGCATCAGAGAAGAACTGCTTCATCTTCTCCTTGCCATCGGGACTCCCCAGCCATTTGTTGAACTCCTCCGCCTTCCTCGACAGCGTGTCGAGCATGTCGTTGCCAGCATTGGCGTCGCCGGAAGTGAAGATCTTCCCGATGGCCCCGGCGAGGTTCGAGACGATGCCCCACAGGTTGTTCGCGGCGGTCCACGCCTGATCCATCCACGTCTTGATCTGGTTCTGCCCCTCCAGCGAGGTGGCCCACTCACGGAAGCGCTCCATGAGCCCGTTGAAGGAGGACGCGAACCGCTCCGCGACCGGGAGCACGCCAGCAAAGAACGAGACAAGGCCGGTGCCGAGGCTGTTGAAGGCTCCACCCATGTCAGTGAAGAGGCGTGGGAGGGACTGGCCCCACTCGGCAAGTCGCTGCTGGAACTCGCTGTTTTGGACCTTGCGACCAAGGTCAGCCATCACTTCGCCGAAGGCGGTGACAAGGCTCCTCATGACCGGCTTCGCCCCATTGATCGCAGGGACGATGGTGCCCTCGATCTGGGAGGCGACGCGGTCGGACTCCTCGCTGGCCGAGTCGCCCAAGTCAGCGAAGGCCTTCTTGATGCGATCCAGTGAGGCCGCTGCCTTCGTGCCCTCCTCCCCCATTCGCCGGAAGACGAGGACGGCCGCGCCCAGCCCAGCGGCGAGACCGACGATGGCGGGGCCGAGCGCCAGCAGGCCGCCGATGATGCCGATGGAGATCGAGCCGACAAGCGCAGTGAGTGCCCCAATGAGAAGCCACAGGCCGGAGACCAGGATGGGAATGGCGACTGCCGCAGCGGCGACGGCGACGGCGAGTGCGGCCAGTCCGGCCGCAGCAGCCGGAGCGGCACGCGCGGCGAGAGCGCTGAGCGCTTCCATCGACGAGGCTCCGCCCAACCTCAGCACCTTGAAGCCTTCGGCGAGTTGACTGACTCCGCTAGCCAACTTCGACATGAGTGTGAAGGGCACGGAGAGCATGTTGACGAGTCCACCAATGGCGCTGCCGAAGAAGTTGAGGAAGTTGTTGCGGCTGCCCTTGCCGAAGATGGTCCCGACAAAACCGCCGCTGCGATTGATCCTGAGGGCGATGGAGTCGAAGGCACCCTCGATGGAGCGGACACGAGACCTGACGCCGCGAGCAAGGGCTTCGCCAGCGGTCTCACCGGCATGCTCGAACTGGGCGGCGAGGCTGGTGAGTTCGCTCCTCTTGAAGATGAACCCATCGGACTTCTTGCGGAAGACGAGCGAGTACTTCTCGGCGATGGAGTCGAAGGCCTTGTTCATCCGGTCGGCGTGGACGATGGCGTCGCGCAACTCGATCTGCTGAACCCGTCGCGCCTCGGCGACAAACCTCTCCTGGGCGGCCGCCATCCGCTGCTGTCGGGCGGCGACCTCCTTCTCCTCAGCGAGGGCGATCTTCGCCAACTGGCGACGGCCTTCCTCGGCAAACTTCTGCTGCGCCACCAGCATCCGCTGCTGCTCGGCGGACCGGACCTTCGCCGCGTCCAATGCGGCCTTCTCGTCGGCGAGCCGCTGCTTCTCGGCGGCAGCAAGGCTCTCCGCGGCCTTGGCTTGCTTCTCCCAGCGGTTGATCGCAGCAAGGTGTTCTTTCTGCTGCTTGGCCGTCATCTCGCTGAAGTCGTTGCGGATGGAGTTGATGACCCCCCGGAAGTTCTCCGCAGCCTCCGAGGAGTTCTTGAACTCCTTCGACCACCGGGTCAGGATCTTCGGGTCAACAAGGCCACCTGCGAGGCGCTTCTTGACAGCGGAGATCTGGCTGTCAGCGACATCGTCGATGAGCGCCTGAAACGCCTGCATGTCCCGCTCAGAGTCCCGTGCGGCCCGATGGAGGGCACGGCGCATCTGGGTCGTGTCGGCAGTGACGCGCACATACGCTTCGCCGACCATTTCACCGCGAGCCACGGGAAGGCACCCTTCGCTTGGAGAGCATTGTTCACAGGGTACTGCCCGACGAGTCAGCCGCCCACAACTTGCGCATGGAAGGCCGCGAAGGCAGCGCCCTCAGCGTCGACTTCTGCCTGCGTGGGACGACGTGGCTTGTCGCGGCGTCGCTGGCTCGGAAGTGGGCTCAGGAGGGCTTCGTCGAACGCTTGGATGGCCTCGGCGTCGACTTCAATATCTCTAGCCTGTCCGGTGGCCCATGCGTAAATGAGATTGATGAGCCGGTCTGGCCTCAGGTGGAGTGGGTCGATTCGTCGGCCGACGCACCATCCGTCGAAGGCTCGCCACCGGTCGGCGGCGAGGAGGAGGAGGTGGGCGACGGTTCCGTAGGGTTTCCGGACCACTCCTCGACGAGCGCGAAGAGGATCTCGTAGACCTTCTCCTCATCGAACTCGTCCTTGCGAGAGAAGAGTCGCCGAGAGAAGTGCCGACGGTCGTCGTCGGACTCCATCCAGTCGAAGAAGCAGTTGATGCTGGCGGCGGTCATGCTGCTGCCGGTGCCCAACTCGAAGTTCATGATGAGCATCGCCATCTGGGCACTGGTGGCCGGGAGGAACACCACTTCACGGTCGTCGATCTTGAAGGTGACCGGTCCGCCGATGAGTGACTCTTTCTCATCAGCGTTCTTGACCGAGGTGGTGAACTCGCGCATGTGCTTCTCCTGTCGTCCTTACGAGAAGCGTAGCCGTCAGGCCGGACGCACCCACCGGGCGTTGACCGCCGATGTCCCCATGACGCTGACCATGGCCCGAGTGAGGAAAGGGTTCGCCCGCTGACCTTGGACTCCCTGCTTCGTGGCCCGTGGCCACGGGTTTCTCGCCCCGGGAGTCCACCTGCCCGCGCTTTTCGGTCCGGGTGGAGCGCCGCGGAACCTGTGGAACCCGGAACTGCCGCCCGTGCCCTCGTGGACGTAGATGCCGTAGTGGACGTGGGCTCGGACGATGGTGCGTGAGCGTCGCGTGCCGCCAGTGGTGTGCTCGCGCAGGGAGCGAGCCATTCGCCCAGTACGAGCGGGTGCCTCTATCGCCGCACGGCGACGAATCTTCTTCCCTTTCGAGTTGGTCCACTTGTAGACCGACCCTCTGGGCATGGTGAACTCACTCATCTTCGCGTCGAAGACGGTGACCCTGACATAGACCCGCGACATGGCTCAGACGATCCGCCATGTGGCCATCCACGCCCCGCCAAGGCAGTCGCCCTCTGGGCCGAACGTGGTGAACTGCTCAGGTCGCCCTTGGTCGGCCACCGTGTCGCAGCAGGTGATGACCTTGTGCATCAGGCCCATGTCGCGCACCAACGTCACGTTGGCATCGAACTGCTCGGCCAAGGTCGGCGGGTCTCCCAACTCGTTGACCATCGGAGCGCAGCGCGCCACCCCCACCTCCAGAGTGACGTCGTACTGCATGACGCAGTCGTTGAACTGCTCGTCGATGACGGGGACGATCCCAGCCAACCGCACCCACGCCTGTCCATCGCCGCAGAAGTCAAGGACCGCGTCGGTCCCGGGGATGACTCCACAGAAGCAGACGGCCGGGACTTCTCCCGCTTCAGCGGCATTGGCAAGGGTGGAGCAGAGGCATGAGGCGAGATCGTTCATCAGCCCTTGGACCTGCTGCTCGATGAAGGTCGGCACGTCAGCCTCCGAAGGTGGTGACGCGGCCCGGGCGCAGGTCCGGCGACCAGACGGTGGGCGGGACCTTCAGGCGGTGCGGATTCTGGCGCGCAATATAGGCGTCGACTTCCCTGATGCCGGTGTACCCCTCGGGGAACATGCCTTGCTGGATGGACATCGTGATGCCACGTCGAGTGATCTCGGTGACCCCAGAGGGCAACTTGCACTTGCGGTCGCCGGAGCACGCCTTGGCGTACTCGCAGGCGAGGACGCCGCCCACGTAGGCCCCCCACGCGTCAACGGGCGTGGCGGGGAGAAGTTCGACGGTGAACGTCCCGACCTCTCCGGCCGGGAGTCCCATGTCTTGACAGGTGGGCCACCGGTGCCCGTCCTGCCGCACCAGCCGGGTGTAGTCGTCGACACGGTAGGCGGTCGGAGCGAGGACCACTCCGTCGATGGTGACGTCTCCAATGAAGCCGACGAACCCGGGCAGGATGATCTCCGAGACGGCGGTGCAGGAGCAGTCCGTCTGACAGCCGCAGGCATTGACCCACTGACCGTCAAGGTTGATGTGCGGAGTGAACCCAGTGAACGGCTTCGCACAGGCCGGGCTGCATGGCCGCAGAATGACGGGGCATCCGCCAACTGAATAGCCGGTGAGCATCCGGAGGGTCTCCCCGGCGAGTGCCATGGCCCGGGCTTTGACTTCGGTCTCGTACTGGTCGAACTCCGAACAGCAGTCGGTGTTGATCGGCCAGCACGAGGACGGCAACTCTGGTGCGGGGATACTCACGAGTCCTCCTAGGAACAGATGAGGGGGGTAGGCGCGAGCCCACCCCCCTCATCATGCCGTACTCAGGCGGCAGCCCAAGCAGTGCCGGTCCAGCGCGCCTTCGACCCGTCTCCGAGCACGACATGCTGTCCAGCGGTCCACGCCGTCGTCGGCGAAGCCGTGATCGAACTACCCTGCAACGCCGTGAGGTTGGCCGGAGGGTAGGAGTCGGCAGGACCCCAGGTGCCCGGGTTGCCTGCGGTGGCGGTCGTCGCCGGAGGACCAGACGCGGTGCAGTCGCACGACGGCTCCGGGGGAGCGATCGTGGTGTACTGCACATGCAGGTGGTCCTTCGGGTCCATCGCCAGCAGCAGCGGGCTGGCCGTGCCAGTGGCATCCGGCACGACGTCGTAGGGGCCGACGCCCCAGCCGGTGCCATCCTTGGTCGCCGCGTTCTGCAAGACGAAGGTGACCGCGCCGTTCTCGATGGTGAAGTCGCCGAGGACGCCACCACTGATGAACGGCAGGAGGGTGTACCCGAACGAGCCGCCCGCGTTGGGGTCGTCACAGACGACACCGGGGACGTTCGACCAGACCTCCAAGGCGAACCCGGCGCCCTTGACGTCGACACCCGTGTTGACCCGGAAGCCGACGGCGACACCGAGTCCGTCGAAGACGACCGACTGGTTGGTCATCATCGCGTACAACTCGGGGTTCACGTCACAGAAGGTGACCTGCACGCCGTAGCCGTTGAGGGTGGGGCTGGACGGCTCGTAGACGCAGTTCTCGCCAGCGGCATTCTGGACGGCGATCTCGTCGGACTCGGTGACGTTGGCGGTCAACGCAACCGAGACGAAGCCCTTCGTGGCAATGGCCGAACAGCCGCTCGGGGCAATCCGTCCACAGGCGTCGAGGCGGGTGACTCGCATGATGCGGCCGCGCACCAGAGGGAAACACTTGCCCATCTCAGGACTCCTTCTTCGGCGCGGTCTTCTTGGCCGCCTTGTCGGGGTTCAGACCCGCCTTGTCGACGACTGCCTGTGGGGCGAGGAAGTGCCCCTCGGTGGTGGTGCGCACCACCGAGGGGGACAACTTCAACTCCTCAGCAGCCGCGAGCAGGAGGATCGCATTGTCGGAGGTGAGCCCTTCGACCTTCACGTCGCTCATTCTCGTGACCTCTCTTTCCTTGGTCCGGCGATCAGACCGTGAAGGGGTCGCCGTTGAGCGCCCCGCCGGTCACGCCACCGGCGTAGACGACGATCTCGACCAACTTCGAGGCGTAGCAGTTCTGCAACAGGAGGAGGCCCTGCTCGAAGAACAGGCCCGTCATCGTGTTGACCGACAGCGACGCGGCGTCGTAGACAGCGTCGAGGCTGATGACGTCGGCGGTGCCCTTGACGAAAGTGCCCGCGGGGTAGACCAGCAACCGTGCCGTGGCCGGGTAGCCGACCGCGTTGTTGGCCAGCGACTGCCAGTTGAAGATGAACTGGATCGAGACGTTGCGCGCACCGAAGTAGCCGTTGATGTCCGCGTCGGTGACGGCCAAGAGGTTGACGCCGGTGCGGCTGGCGAGGTCGGCGCGGATGACGGACTTCAGCCAGTGCGGGGCCTTCACCTCGATCGTGTGGCTGTCCGCGAGGCGGTACTGCTGACGAGTCGTCTCCGCGACCAGTTCGACGGCGTTGAGCGCGTTGGAGCCGACGGAGCCGACGGAGCCGGTGGCCAGCGCCGTGCCGGAGGCCGTGACCATCTTGTTGACGAGGTAGGCCGACACCCGGTGCTGGTGCGCGATGAGCGCCTTCGCAATGGTCGACTTCACCAGTTCGGGGTAGGCCGCATTGGTGAGCAGCGGCACCTTGATGCAGATGCCGATGGCGTCGAGGCGGACCTCGTTGAAGTTGGGGCAGGCGACCTCGTAGCAGGTCTTCGTGGTCCCGGCGATGGCCTGAGCCTCGGTCTGGGTGAACCCGGCGTTGTAGATGGCCGAGAAGTCCGGACCGGAGGTGTAGCGCACGCCACCACGGGTGACGGCGATCTCCGGCAGGTCGAGCAGACCATCGGTGGACTCGTCCTGACAGAAGTCGTAGAGCGTCTCGGACGGTGCGCACCAGCCACCAGCGGCGACGAGGGAGCCGCCGTCGAGGGAGGTCTCCTTGGCCGCGGAGGCGACGACGGCCATGTCGTCCTTGTTGTCCGCGATCAGGTGGTCCGGGAAGGACAGGCCGAGCGAGGCGACGCCATACCGCTGCATCTGCGCACCCTCGATGCCGAACTGGCGAGGGAAGCCCTTGGAGCGGTTGACGAGGGCCTGCGCGACCCCGTCGAGGCCATCCAGCACGGAGCCGGTGGCGAAGTGCGGCACGTCGGCCGCCGCGGTGATGGTGACGACGCTGCGGGTGGGCGCGGGCGGGCGCTCGTCCGCGAGGCGCTGCACGGTGGAGGCGGTCACAGCCTGCTCCTCTTCGGTGTTCGGGTTGGTCTCCTCGGAGGTCTCTTCGGAGTGGGGGTCTTCGGCCTCGGCAGCCTCGACGGTCTCGACGGCCTCTTCGGCCTCGGCGGTCTCGTCCTCGTCCTCGACGACGGTGGACGCGGCGACCCTGCGAGCCTCGCTGAGCGCGGCCATGGTGGACGCGGCGGAGGCTCGGGCTTCAACCTCGGCAGAGAGGCGAGCGAGGTCGGAGATGATCCGCTGAGCGTCAGAGACGTCAGCGGGAGTCGGGTTCTCGACGGCGAACAGGGCGTCGAGCACCTCGTTGCCAGCAGTGATGAGGTCGTCGAGGCCCTGCGCGGAGAGTGCGGTGAGGTCCTCGGTCAGCGGCTCAATGTCAGCCATTGCTGTGTCTCCTGACGGAATGCCCAAAAGGGGAAGCGGGAGGGGAACTCCACAGTGCTTCGCACGGGTGGCATTTCGCGTGGGGCTATGCCCGGACACGCTGACGTACTGCACAGACAGTAGCACCGCCAGCCTGTTTCTGGAACAAACTGGCGGTGCTATGGGGGAAAGTTCAGCGAGCCTCGGACCGGATGGAGCCGCTGCCGCCGTTGCGGACCCGCGCAGCCTGCGCCTCGATCTCGGTGTTGTAGGTGAACTGCCGCCCGTTCTGGTCGGTGTAGATGTAGCGGTACTGGGTGGCCTTCTTGCCGCAATTGCAGGGCATGTCAGTCCTTCCTCGCGGCGGCCAGTGCCGCCATCTTCGACTTGGGGTCTCGTCCGGATTCTCTCATCATGGCGGCCATCTGCTCTCGACGACCGATGGCCGACAGCACTCCGTCGACGATGGTGTTGAGGTCGATGGGCGTCTCGGACAGTCCCGGGATGGCGATACCGGCTGCAACCAGCGCCGACTGCTTCCCTCCGGAGGCGGCAAGGCCGATCCGAGGGATGGGGAAGCCGGGGACGTTGACGGCAAGCGCCGCAACCAACTCCAAGTGGCCGCGAATGGTGCGCCAATCGCCCGACAGTGCCGAGCCGCGCAGGGCCGCGATCTGCTCGGGAGTGGCCGACGCCCGGACGGCCCCACTGATCCAGATGCCGTACTCGTCCTCCCCGGCTGCGACGTCGGCGACGACGGTGCCGGTGTTGTCGTAGTGGGCGACGGTCCGCGAGGCGTTCAACTGAAGGTTGGCGTGGCCGGTCCCCATCGTGATCTGCCCGACCGGGACGTCGCCCGTGGTGGTGAGGACCGTGCCGGTGCGGAAGAACGAGTAGTCCGTCGGCGACGAAGGCGGGGTGATGCACACGTCGCTGATGCCGATGTGGCAGGTGCCCCATGTGGCGAGATGGCCGAAGATGCGCCCGTCTTCAGTCACGACGACCGGCGAGGGGCCGGTCAGGAGCGGGTCGGTGAACCAGTCCCCGTTGGGGCGCTCGGTTGCGTCTGCCACGAGCGTGATGAACGGCCCGTCCGGCTCGCCGGAGGCGGTGACGCCCAGAGAGTGCTTCCGAGCGTGGTCGCCCGGCCAGAAGCCGAGGGCGTCATAGTGGCGGTTCGCGCAGTACCCGCTCAGATACATGGGCTTGACGTACTTGGCGAGGTTGGCGCGGCAGCGGTTGAAGTCCCCGGGCATTCCCCAGCCGATCTTGGCGGCACCCTTCCCGTGGGTCCAGTAGTCGCGCAGTCGATCCGTGTCGGCAGGATGGGTGAGCCAGCCCGGGCCATCCTCCGTCTTCACGGCCGCCGCAACGCTCCGCTGGGCGCGTGACTCGATGGCAAGGTCTTCCCCCTCGGCAGGGGCGTACTCATCGGGCACGTCGCCGAGCGCAATGAATGCCTCGTGGAAGGCGGGGATGTGACAGAGGGTGGCTCCGGCGATCCGCGCCGTTGGGACGGACGTCATGATCTCGACCGCAAGTTCGGGGTCGTCGATGGCGCTGCCATCCGGGCCGGTCATCTCGACTTCGACGTCGTCGGCGTCGACGGACACGCCCATCCGGCCGCCCGACTCGGCCATGACGCTGATGACTTCGTCGACTTCAGGGATGGAGGTGAGCAGGTGTCCAGCGCCGAGCACGAGCGAGCCCTTCCGCCATGCGCGCTCGATAGTTCCGACGCGCACGGAGCCGTCGTGACCGTCCATGTTGACGCGCTGGTAGGAGAGTGGCAACGGCAGCGGTCGAGACCGCAATGACCCCGCGCCGAACTGTCGACGATCTCCCGAGGGAGTGCCTTCGGGGGCAAGGACTCCCCAGAACGGCACCGCCTCCACGACGTCGATGAGGTCATCAGTGGGGGTCGGCTCGAAGTCGTCGTCAGCCATGTCTGCTCCCAGAGGGTAGGTGGTGCGTTCGTTCCCGACCCATAGTGCCAGTCGGTCGATGGTGATGGCCTCAGGCTCTTCGGCCAGAGTCGCCGGGCTGTCCGGGTAGCCGAGCGTCAGGTGGGGCGTCCACTGAGGGTATTGCTCGACCGAATCCATGCCGTCCTTGATGACCGGCACGTCGAGCAGGGCCTGTCGCTGTTCGGCAAGGTCGTCAGCGTCGAGGAAGAGCACATCCGCGTCCTTGTCGCCAAGGAGGCCGCGACTCTTGACTGCCACCGTGAAGGGCTTCATCGCCGCCGCTGCGGCAGCCACGGCTTCATTGATGAGCGGCCATGGCAGGTCGGCTTCGCCGAACCACACGGTCGTGACATGGGCCTGATCCTCGCTGGACGCCTCATTGACCGGATCGTCAGAGGCAGGCAGGAACACCACGAGGGCGCTAGTGCGCTCCTCCCCGCTCGCAGCCAGAGCGTCGGACTCCGCCGTCAGGCCAACGAGACAACGGCAGTTGAGCGTCTCCTCCGGGGGGGCGGACAGGTCTCCTGGCCGATCCATCGGCACACCGCCGACGGTGAACTTCTCGCCGAGAGGGACGCTCTGCCCGTGCACGGCTGCGTGGGAGGCTCGGACGCGCTCGTCTTTGACGGTGATCCACGTCTTCAGCATCGGCTCGTCCTGCTCGCGCCCGATGGCGACGGCGGCCGTGTTGAGCACCGAGGTCGACAGCATGGCCGCGATGGTCTGGGCCTGCGACAAGATCGTGCTCGGGTCCGGCTCGGAGGTCTGGGCAAGTGCCCTCCGGGTGAAGACGCGCCATGAGGCGATCTCGGCGCGTTCCTCCGCTGAGGGAGAGCGATCCGTCTGGGACTGGATCTCGTCCCTGATGACTTGCTCGGCGCGGGCGACCAGAGCGTCGAGCCAGCCTCTCTGGCCATAGCGCCGCAGCGCATACAGGCAGGACTGCAGGAGTGACTCTTCCACTGCTCTCTGACGATCCCCTCGCGCATCGGCGAAGACATCGACGTCGGTCACGAAGACAGTCATGAGTGGTCCTCGAAGGAGGCGTCCACAAAGGCCATCATCTTCTCCCTGCTGTGTGGCGTCTGTGTCGTCAGCAGCGACTTGACGTAGGCATCGAGGTTGCGGCTGAGTGCCGAGTGCGCGACGCTCACGTCTTCGACAAGCCTGGGCAGTGGAGTCCAAGCGCCGTCGAGCAGTTTGCCGACCTCGTCCGAGGACGCCTTGACGTGAAGGTAGAGGTCCTCCGAGGCGATCCCCTGTGGCCGGGACTGAGTGCTGTTCTTCAGTCGGTTCCCGGCCCTCTCCAGCGCTCGCCAGACAAGCGCGTCACAGGTGGCGCTGAGACTGGCACGCTCTTGCGTCTCGTCGCTGTAGCCGCGCCTGCGTGGGCGGTCTGGCCGCTCCGGGGCTGTGCGATTCGGGTGACCATCGAGGGAGCGGCGAGGCATCGGCCCACGAGAGCGGCGGCCTTCGTTGATGATGCCGTCGCCGTCGCCGTCTCGCGGGTCTCCGGGGCCGACACGATCCCCGGTCTGCCCGTCCGGCTCGCGACCGATGGGGGGGTCGGTGGCCGGGTCGTATTCAGGCATTGGCAACTCGACGCCGAGCAGTTGCAGGGCGGCGTCGATCTGCTCGGGCGAGCCGGACGCCTTGCCGGAGGCGAGATTCGACAGGAGCCAGCGACGGTAGTCCTCCTCGCCAGGCTTGTCCTTCTCCGAGAATCCGGTCTCCCGACGCATCGCCTCGGGGCTGATCTCTCCGCGGTCGAAGAGTTCGATCGCTTCGCGAGAGTGGTCGCTGCGGAGCCGCAACTTGGACGTGTCGAAGGTGAGCACCACCTTCGGGTCGTCGAGGACCTTCCGCAGTACGGCTTGCGTGAGGTCGGCAGCGATGTCGGCGAGGGCGGGCTCGATGTGGGTCTTGATCGTCGAGTCCTCGATCTGCCACGCACCCCAGTGGTTGACGTTGCCGGTGCCGAGGAGGATCTCGGGCGGCAGGTCGAGGGAGAGCGCGAGGCGGCGCATGGCGTTGTCGCGCTGGTTGATGGCCTGCTGGTCGAGGTCGTCCCAGAAGGTGAGGTGACGCACCTTGTCGACATACTCGCCGGGGACTTTGACGATGATCGGCGCCAGCGCCGACGGGTCGCCGGGGTCGCTGATGGAGGCCATCATGGTGGCTGTGAGGGATGCCATGAACGGGTCGACAGCACCGCCGATCATGTTCAGGGTGTGCTGCGCCGCTTGAGAGGTGGGGGCCGCGAACGAGACCTCCGAGGGAACGATGAGCAGCCCGGCTCCGGCAAGGCGAGACCGGGCCTGTGCGCCAATGTGCTGGTTGAGCAGGGCGATCTCACGCAGGATCGGCAGGGCCGAGCGGACGGGGGAGTCGGCTTGACTGTGGAATCGCGGGTGGGGCCGATAGGAGCGGATGATCGCGTCTTTGGCCGGGATCGGGGTTCGCTTGCCGTCACCTTCGAGGATGAACCATGAGTTCTTGCCAAGCGATCCGACAGCCTGTCCGGCGACGACGCGCCACTGCTCTTCAGTGCCGCGATCTGAGCCGATGATGTAGGACTCGCCAACCATGAAGCGGTGCAGGCCGAGGGCGTGCAGCATCTGCGTCTGCCGGACCGGGCCGCCGAACAGGTTGTTGACGATGGTCTTGACGTTTTCATCCTCGACAGGCCGGAGCACGTCATCCTTGTCCGGTTTGGAAGCGATCAGAGTGGCGCGAGAGACGGCGTTGGCGAACCACGCGGAGGCGTAGCGCAGTTCTCCCGTGGTGTCGTAGAACATCCACGCCTCGTCCTGCCAAGCCATGCGCTGGACGCCCTGACGATCCCCCTTGGGGACTTCGTAGGCGGCAGCGGTGAGGCTGTCGAGAGGAGGAGTCGAGCGGGTGATGGTGCGGGGCATGGTTTTCTCAGTCCTCGTCGTGGAACACGATCCATGACGCCGCATAGGAGGCGGCGAGCCAGCCGTTGATGACCCACCATGCAGGATGCAGGTCGGTCAGGAGTGCGGCGGCCATGTCGACGGCAATCGCATAGGGCGCGAAGCACCATGGACAGGTCAGCAGCAGGCCCCAGCGGTCATCGCCGAAGCGTCCCGCCCACCACATGCGCAGCGCGACCACGGGCGGGAAGGAGTCGGCGACGATCAGGCGGGTGAACCGCGCTGACGCGACGATCCCGACGAGTGCGGCGACGGCCCACAAGATGTACTGGTTCATCAACTGACGACTCCCAACTGGCGCAAGGTTGCTCCTCGTAGGCCATTGTGCCCGGAGGAGAGGATGCTGCGTAGTTCCGTGGGGCTCGCCACGGATGCGGGTTCGACAATCTTCGCCACGGAGTGCATGGCGTGGACGAGCGCGTCGAGGCGGTCGGGGGACGAGGAACCGGGCACCCACGACACCAACTGGTCCTCCAACTCGCCAAGGCCGTGGGAGAGATGGAACACCTTCCCCCGCTCGTAGAGCGCAACGATTGGGTCGGCACGGATGACCTTCCCTCGGCGCGAGGTGACCTCTTCGATGCGCATGGTGACGTCTGCGTTCTCCAGTGTGGCCCGGACCATGTCGCCGCCGTAGTTCGTTTCCACGACAACGCAGTCGGCGCTGTACTGGTCGTAGGCCCTCTTGGCTTGGTCGGCCCACCCCTTCGGGGAGTACTTGCCGGAGAGGTCGGCGAGGACGTAGAAGCGCTCATCCTTGAACCCGACGACGACGATGCCGGTTTCGTCAGACTTGGAGCGGGCCGTTCCCGCGGGGTCGACCCCAACGACGACGCGGTCAAGGTCGAAGGGGGCGATGTCGATGCGCTGGTCGCCGTCGAACATCTCGTACTGCCAGAGCGCGCCCTCGACGTCGGCAAGGATTTCTCCGTGGATCTCCTGCCTGCCGAGGCGAGTGTTTTCGTAGCGTTCGAGGATGATCTTGGCGAAGTGGGGAGGGAGGTTGTCGATGTTGGCGTAGGTGGAGGCGCGCACGAGGCGCGTGGTCGGGTCGGCAACAATCGCCTTCATCCACTTGGTGGGCAGTGGGGTGGTGGTGGCACAGATGTGAGGGTGTTGCCCGACACGCAGGCCGAAGAGGAGGTTCGACCAGACATCCTCGATCAGAGGGATGTGCGCCGGTTCATCCACCCATGCCGCAGAATGCTGTGGGCCACGCAGACGGTCCGGCTCTTCGCCGGAGAAGGCGTGTCCGATCGCCCCGTTGGGCCACGTCAACTTCTTCTTCGACGGCTCCCATTCGGGACGCTGCCCCGGGGCGGCCGTGGCGAGCACTCCGGACTCCCCCTCGATCATGGTGTCTCGGGCGTCGGGGCCAGTCGGTGCGATGAGGGCGATGCGTGGGGACCACTTGGTGATCCGGTTCGTCCATCGGGAGCCAGTGGTGGTCTTCCCGGCACCACGCCCCCCGGCGACGAGCCATGTGAGCCAGTCGTCGCCGCCCGGGGGGTGCTGGTCGGCGCGCCCGTGCGGGAAGTCCCATTTCCCGTGAGGCTTGCCGTTGCAGGCCACCTTGTCGCAGTAGAACGGCTTCCACGGCTTGTCGGTGAGGCGCTGCAGGCCGAGCAGGGCTCTTTCTTGGGCGGCCGGAGACCACCTGCGCCACTGCTCGTCGTCATTCATGAGTCGAGGGTACTGCCCTGCCGCGCCGCTGCTGCTGGTATCGGGTGACGTGGGCGGTGAGCCAGAGCCGACCGTGGAACCTGATGATGCGGTCCCCGGGGGTGATCGGGGACTTGCAGCATTCGCAGGTCGTGTCGAATCGAGCCTTCATATCCATAAGTGTTGCTTATGGATGTGAAGTTCTCTAGCAGGAAATGGTGATGACGCCAGAGAGTGCGGCCGCGCAGTCGGTGTCGATGACGTAGGTCCGCTCCACGAGGGCGCGGATCGCGTTCGTCGCTGGGGTGGCCTGCAACAGCGGGGCAGGCGTGGTGGTCGCCGCGCTACGCCGGATCGTCACGGCACCAGTGGCGAGCACGCGGTTGCCGTATGCGCCGATGGCCACGGGCGTGCCGAGGCGCGTCTCGATGTGGTTGCCCTGCCGCTGCAGGCGGCTGCCGAGCGATGAGGCGACGGCGCTGCCGAGGTGGATGACCCCATCTCCGGCGTAGGTGCTGTCGAGGTACTCCTCGGCCTCGGCCAGTGCCTTTTCGGGGCAGTCGCTGCTGATCGCGGTACTGCCGACGAGTTGGGTGGCAAGGGCCTTCTCCAGGAACGTCTGCTCCCGGGCTGCGTAGCCGCGCATGGCCCGGGTGGAGGCTTCCGCCCAGCCGCCGACGGCCCTGCACTCGTGCAGGTAGTAGCCGAAGATCGGCGGATAGTCCCCGAACAGCGGGTTGGCCGCAGCGGTCTTGGTCATTGGGCCGCAGGCGTCGATGATCGTGCCGAGGTCTCCGCCTGCGCAGTTGAGCGCTTCGTATTCGATGCCACCCTGCCAGTGGCCGTCGTTGAGGTCGAGTGGCTTGGCGACCGAGAAGAGGCCGAAGCGGCGAGGGTCGACCTCAGGGGTGTCGATCAGGAGCGGGGGCAGCGCCATGATGGCCTCTCTTGTACTCGGGGCGGGTCGAGCAAAAGCGCCCGGCCTCACTGGCAGCGTAGACGCTACGGGCCTCAGGGGGCCAGATGCGCGCCGTCGCAGCCGGGATGTGGGCACCAGTCCTCGATGCCAGTGCCGTCGTCGAAAGTCTTCTCCTTGCGCGTGTTGTCGTTCCTGCCGCGCGGCGGCGTCAGCAGGGCAAGGATCGGATGGACAGGCAGGCCGAGGTCGCCTGCCATGTGGACGGAGAGGGCTCGGCGGACGTAGGAGGTGCGGTTGAGGCCGCGACGGTCTGCAGCCATGTCGGCGATCTTCAGCCATGGCAGCGACACCCGAAGTTGCAGCGGGCCGAGGTAGTCACCCTTGTGGCGGCGCTTCTGCTTCAGGATCTCGGTGATGTTCTTGGCCCACTCCCTGTCGGTGTAGTCGGTCAACCCTGCACCTCTCCTTCGATGACGGCATCCTCGGGGAGCCCGGAGAGCATCTTGGAGGCCTGCTCGGCGATCCAGCGCTCCATCTCACTGACGGTGGGGGTGTAGACGGTGACTTCGGTGGGCGCGTCGGCGCCGACGAGTTTGGCGTAGCGGTCCACCAGCGAGAGCGCGGTGCGAACGGCCGCGAGGTGCTCGGGATGGTTCTCGTCAGTGGCCTTCCCCCACACGGCGCGGGTGAGGCGCTCGATGCGCCGTGCAATGAGTCGGCGCTTCTCCTCCCGGCTCTCCTCCGTGATGGTGGAGGCCAGGGATCGCTCGACGGCAAGCCGGGCCGACGCGACGGTCGCGTAGCCGAGGACGTCGGCGATTTCGCTGTAGGAGGCCCCGGCGATCCGCAGCGCCAGCGCGGCCTCGACGCGAGTGACCTTGTCGGTCTCTTCGAGGTCGGCGTTGAGTTTGTCGAGGTCCTTCTCGGGGACCGGCTTCGGCTCGGCGTAGGCCATCACTTCCCCCTGACCCACGAGTGTCCACATTCGGGGCACTCGATGGTGTGCGTGAGGGATTCGACGCCATGGCTGGTGAATGACAGCGGCGCTGCGGGCCGGGACAGCCTCTCCCAGTCCTCATCGCTGTAGCCGGTGCCGATGAGGCCGAGGTCCGGCGCGGCATCCCTGATGGCGGACAGGAGTTCCTCGGTCAGCGCCGGGTCCGGCCGGGCGTTGCGGGCGATCTTGTTGTCGGCGGCGAGGATGAGCAGTTCTTGGGTCTCGTCGAGGTCGAGCCACACCACCGGCACGGCCTTTGCGCCCAGTTCGAGGAGCGCGACGTAGGTGTGATTGCCCGCGACGATGTGCCCTGTGGCCCGGGAGACATAGATGGGCCGGTAGACGCCGGTCCGCTGCATGGACGCGACGATCTCGTCGACGTCGCCGTTGTTGTCGTTCTTGGGATGCTGCTTGACCCTGTCGATGGGGGCCATCATCCCCTCGGTGTCGAAGAGGAATCGCAGACTCATCGGTTCATCAACGCCTTCTTGGTCAGGTTGGGGAGTGTCACTGTCCGGTCTTCCTCTTGACGTCGTCGCTGATGAGTCGCCGCACGTAGTCGGAGCGGGTGACGGAGCCCCGGACCCGGTCCAGCGCGGACATGCCGGAGGAGGTCATCCTGATCCGGAGCATCTCGTCGCGAGCGGCGCTACCGCGAGGTCGTCCGGCCATCACTGGCTCCTCTCTGGATCGCGAGGCACTGGGGGCACTGGCGGGCGAGGTCGGGCGCGAGTCGCTCGATGTCTTCATCGGCGACGTGAGGCCGCTGCTTGGCCTGCGACAGCACCCAGACGTGGTGATCGCACATCAGCATCGCTCCATGATGACATCGACACTGGGCGGGCCGACCGCAGAGCGGAACGTGACGACCGGGATGTGGGTGGTGTCGTCTTCGGGCAGCACCCCGGCATCGCGGAGCCCGTCCATGATGGCTTTCGCCGTCGGCGCGAGGTTCTCGACGTCCCAGCGACGGCTGCTGCGCCGCTTGAAGACGAAGGTGACGTGGACAGGGGTCTCGACAGCGCCGACGTCACGCCCGAGCCACCCTGCCGCCGTCCGCCATTCCTTGACTCGCCGCGCTCGCTTCAGTGGGTGCTCCCTGTCGTTGGCGCTGAGCCAGTTCCCGACCTGAGGGACCGTCAGTTCCATGACTGGGTCCGCCGGTTCGATGCCCTGGTCCATCAGGTCGATCATCGTGCGCAGCATGGTGGGCGTCAGGTGGATCTCGTCCTCGTCCTGCAGCAGCACCACGAGCCCATTCTCGGGCGTTCTGGCCACCCCCATCCGCACCGGACCGACTTCCTCGCCGTCGGTCAGCAGCACCCACCCTCTCTGATCCGCCTCTGCCTTCATCAGCGCGTGAGTCCTTCCTCTAGAGGGGGTTATCCCGACCCCCATGGTTTCGTGACCATCTTGTAGCCACATAATGCTCTGACCTGCGGTTTTGTCATCCATCTTGTAGCAACAAAATGGATGTTGTAGCCACAGAATGACCCCCAAAAGGCCATCTTGTGGCTACAGAATAGCATCTTGTGGCTACAGAATGGGTCGGAAAACGGCACACAGACCAGCAGATGGCCACCGACACCCAGCTCATACCCTGCCTGCCGATGGCGGG